TAAGAAAACTCTGGATCAAAACCAGTTTGAATATAAACATCGAACGTTCGACCGAATGGAGTAAGTCTACCAAGATCGTCGATCCACATCGCAACAGCATTAGGATCGGATGGTGGACCAGACTCACTGGCAAAACTAAAAGAAGAAAGTGTGCAAACAACAAGTGTTAAAAAATGTCTCATAATATAGACCTCCTGTTTACTATGTATACGAAAAGAGGGGGGTCAAAGACCCCCCTCTCTTACTTCACTCGGAGTTTTTATCTATTAGGTTCCAGAGTTACCGTGAAGGTTAAGAACTCTAAAGATACGGTAGTATTGGTTAGCACGGATGGTGAGTGTTTCACCGTCAGGCGTACCATTAGCAGCACCAGTCGTCGTCACGAATGGGTTAGAAACCAGACCGTAACGAGTCTTGAATCCGATCTTGGGCTGGAAGGTGTTCTCACCGACTGCACGAACCATTTGCAACGGAACGTATGGGCAGTAGAACAATCCAGCATCATACGGGTTCGTACCCTTATAACCGACACAGACGTAGTTAGTTGGTCTGTTGTTGGTAAAGGAAGTTGATGCTTCGGTAGCGAATGGGTCAATGTAGACTCTAAACTTACCGTTAAGAACACCTGCGAATGTGTTACCTGTATCGTCGATGTTCAGGTTAACATTCAGTGCAGGAGAGATGTTGAGGTATCCACCCATAGCAAGAGCAGATGCGGTATCAGCATCACAGATGATGACGTTACCTTTTCCTCTACGAGTTTGCTTGGCGATAACGTTTGCTTCGCGTTCGATTTGGAACATGAGTCCTCTCCAACGCTCTGCTGACCAACGACCGTCAGAGTCGGAGTCGAGGTCGTACATACCACCTTGACCAGTGCCAGGGTGACCAATCACAGGTGTAGCACCAGTGTTGGCGTATGTCAGATCTTTTTGCTGGGCACCGAGTTTCGCAACACCGTAGATGGTGCGAATGATCTCGCGGTTGATTTCAGCAAGGATTTCCGTGCTGAGAATGTTAGCAAGTTCGGTTTCAGCGTCAAGACCGTGAACAGCACGCAAGTCTTGGGCGAGTTCGGTTGTGTATTCCGCTTTCAGGGCGCGAGTCTTCGCTGTGACAGAAGTTCGCTCAATGCTGAATGCCATTGAATTGAAAGTATCGTTTTCACCAAGTGCTTCAGCAGAATCTCTACCCATCGGACGACCGATGATACTTGAAGTGACATCACCAGAGGTGACACCCAACAGTGGGTCAAAGTTTCCAGCAGCAGTAGCACCACCAGTACCACCGAAGTTACCTGCTTCTGCGAAGAGGGCTTCGTTGTTTCTGTCAGCACCGCTGAATTGAGACTTAAGTGCAAAGATAAGACCTGTTGGGGCGCTCATGGGCTGAACACCACAGACATCATATGCCATCAGGTTAGGCATCGCACGACGAACGAGAGAGATCAGAATAGGATCATAACCACCGAGTGGTCTTTGTGACCCGTCTACACCTGCAAGACCACCAGAACCAGCATGGTTCAGTGAGTTAGGCGCTTCGTTCAGCGATTGCTCTCTAAGTGCTGATTCTTGATTCTCAAGAAGAGCAGCGGTAACTTTTCTTCTATAACCATCTTCGATTTCAGGCATCGCTTGATGATCAAGAACTGGCGACCACTTCTCAGTAAGTTGGTCATAAGGTGTAACTCCGTTAAAATCCATTTCTATCTCCTTTGATATAGTTGTATACTACTCTTAATAGTTATAATATTCTGTTTTTCAAGAAACCTTGTTGTCGTTTGCAGATTTAGCGACTCTAGTAAGTGCATCAGTGTACGCACCCATTAAACTAGTGTCAGAATTTTCGGATGAAGTAGACACTTCAGTATCCTCAGTCAAGACACCTTCCGAAAGGTAGTTGTCTTTAAGAACTTCGAGTTTATTACGGAAACTGTCTTCATCTGTAAACTCAAGGTTTTCAGACAGTGTTCTCATTTTTTCAGTATCCGTATCAACTAAGTCTTCAGTGACTTCAACAAAGATTTCATCTCTTGTTTTTTCTTCAACTGTTTGTTTCAGTTCGATATTGTAGTTAAGTTCGTCGTTAAGTTTTTCTTCTAAGTCAACAACAGTTTGTGCAAGGCTTTCCACCAAGTCATACTTCTCTTCAGGAACTTCGATGTAGTTCGATTCGAACAGACCTTTCAATCCACTCAAGAAGTTTTCTGCAACGTCAGCACGAATACCCGTTTCAATAGCGAGTTCGTTTTCTTGCATCCACTGTTCGACAACATAGGAGAGGTAGTCGTCAAGTTTTTCTGCAAGTTCTTTAGACACTGCTTCTGTATGTTCAGCGATTGCTTCTTCGTATTGAAGAGTCAATTCTTCTTCGACTTGTGCTGCTCTTTCGTTCAACGCTGTTTCGAAGATGGTCAAAGCCTTAACCTTAAAATCTTCGGAGAGGTCTTCACCTGTAAAGAGTGCATCGACATGCTCCTTCATAGATCCGACTTCACCAACGTTTCCTTGATTCTGAGGGATCTTACCAGCCTTAGCCTTAGATGGTTTTGTTTTAATGGTTGCTTGGTTCTTACCAGATGCGTTACCGACAGGTCTATTAACTTGTGGTTTCTTACCCTCAGTATCCTGAGATTGTGCTTCATCGTCAACGACGGTTTCAGCCTCTTTCATCTTGTGCATACCAGCATTCATCTTATGCTTACCTGCGTTCATTTTACCGTAGGTTGCATTTAACTTTTTCTTACCCATAGGATGCATGGCTTCTTCGACATCATCATCGTCGTCGTCATCCTCGTCATCCTCTTCTTTTTTCATCTTCTTCTTATTACCGTGAGCCATTTCTTCGACTTCTTCGATATCAAGATCTTCAAAATCCTCGACAACGATTTCATCAACTTCGTCCTCGACGATATTATTTTCGACTAAAGATTCTCCAGCGAGAATTCTTCTTGCGGTTTCAATTGGATCTAAATGTTCCATCTTAGTGTCTCTCCTTTAAAGATTGTGGCTAAAGTCTCTCTATTTATAAATTCACAGTTTTGAGATAAAGTCCGTCCATATCTCAAGTTTCTTTTCTTCGAGATCTGCTTTAGATGCAGACTCTATCTCTTTCTCATATTCTGCAATATGCTTTTCTTTGAGAATACCATTATCCCAAACCCACTCTCTACCTTCCATGATTCCTTCAACGAAGGCATTAGGAGCAGATGGATCAGCGACAATATCTACAGCGGCGAGCATGAAGTCTTTTTGAACTTCGTTTTCACCATCTTTGTTTTGTTTGAGTGAACCCATACCGCGAGATGAAACACCGAGTTTCGCACCCTCATCGATTAAGTTCTTAGCGATTTTACCCATAGGGGTTTCCATAATTTTCGCCTTACCATAAACGTTATCTCCGTCAGGACGAAGTTCTTTTATGATGTGCGAAACTCTATCAAGATTTACAGTTGGTCCTTGTGGGTGATTGAGTTCACCCATCGCTCGATTCTTACTCACATATTCTTTATTATATCGAGAAACCTCGTTCATTAAGGTTTCTTTTGGATACACACGACCATTTCTGTTTTTAAGATTAGACTGCATAAAAACACCTTCAATAAAGTGTTCTCGACCTTTACCCTCACCGAGTGATTCGGTCACAATCTGAATGTCTTCGGTCATTTCTGTGATGAGTTTCATGCTGGTCTTACTCCCCTCTCACGTTGCTTCGCTTCTTTTTCTCTTTGTTTTTGTTTGCGTTCTCTTTCAGCGTCTCTGGTTTGTCTTTCTTTGTCTTGGTAGTAACGAGACTTTAAACGAGACTGCTGTTCTGGACTTGAACCTTTAAACTCTGTATCACGAACACCATAAGTCATCTTTCCACCGCGTTGCATACCAGCGGATCTAGCACCTACTTGTTCATCTTGCTTAATTGCTTTTGATACGACTTTACGACGGTTCTTTAGATACTTATCGCTGCTATCGGAATCACCATCGTTGTCAACATCATCGTCCTCTTGACCTACTGGGTCCATACCTTCACCATCGTCATCTTTATCGGTGACGGGTGCTTTCTTTTGCTCTTTCTTAGTTTCACCAAATACAGTAGGAGCGATCTCATCATACTTTTGCGCCATGAGTTCGCTTAACTTTGCTTGAAGTAAGTTAACGGTCATACTCCGTGCCTCTGTGGAATTACCATTAACAATATGATCTAAAATGTCTTTTGATAACATGACTTCTCCCTGTTTCTACTATATTTAGAAAAAAAAATTATTCTTCCTCTGATTCTTCTTCCTCATCACGTTTTAAAACGGTCGAGGTAACATCAACGTGTTTTTGTGCTAACTTATCTGCGATTCGATCATTGACCTCCGCATCAAAAGCCTGTTTAAACTCATCCTCATTACCAATCAAACTATACTGCAACATGTTACGAATATTATCGTTCATCTGGTTCCTCCTCATCATCACCACCGATAATGCCTGCATCAGTCTCAGACTTCATCTGTTTGTCCATTTCTTTAATTTCTTCATCAGTTTGCTTGAGAACGTTCTTTCTCACCCATTCAACAGAATAGTATTTACCAACAACATCATCCATATCACGAAGAATCTCCATTCTTTCTTTCAACATTTCTGTTTCTTTCAGTTCATGGAAGTAAGATTCAGTTTTGAACTTGAAACTAATATCTTGTGAGATAGAGTCCCAGTCTTCTTTCTTCATCACACCTCTAAGAATGAGTTGTGTTCGTAGAGTTTGTAACAGTAAGTCTGCAAAACGATTACGAAGTCGATCAATAAATCTAAAGAACTTAACTTCGTCTCTGGTGATCTCAGCGGATCTACCCATATTAAAACCGTTTTCAGCATCAAGTCTTGATGGTGGAACATTTAATGCACGATACAACTTTCTCATGAAGTATTCGACATCCTCCATTTCACCTAAGTTCTGACCACCATCGAGTGATGTAATTTCTGTTCCACGACCACCTTCTCTTCGTGGTAACCAATAGTCCTCAAGAATAGAAGAGTGTCTACGATCATCACGCATTTCGCCTGTGTTTTGATCATAAGTAATCTTGTTACGATACCGAGTCATCTGACTTCTCATGTATTGCTCTGCTTTATCTTTCGGTAAGTTACCGACATCAATATAAAACACTCTGCGTTCAGGCGCTCTTGACATTCTGTAGATAACAACAGAATCTTCGATCTGTCGAAGCATGTTTAATGGACGAATCGCTTTACTCAGATAACCAACGACTCGCTTATTTCCATATTCAATAAGACCAGAGTGACAGTAAATTATAGAATCTGGTGAGATCTTCAATCCTGTTTGTGGGGTTGGTGTTAAGGAATTCTTATCTGTTTCTTTATAGATGTAGAACTCTTCGATTCCCTTTACAACAGGAAAAGACCCACCGTTTTTCTTAACCGTATCTTTCTCTACTTTTCTAACCTTATTAATCTTAAGAGGGTCAATCGCTCTTAACTCTTTAATACCAAGTTTTGGGTTTGAGTCATCAATAATAACATGGTAGTAAAGTTTGCTATCCACATACCAACGGCGAAATAAGTCATACGCTTTATTGTTAAAGTCATAAAGACTCAATACTGTTTCAAATTCTTCTTGAACCTTATTCTTAATATTGTCTGACAGTTTTACATTTTCAAGTATAAGTTCTACAGGTCTTTTAGATTCATCCATCACTAACGCATCATTTACGATGTCCGTGATTGCGATGTCAACCTCTGGATACATCGCCATCGCTCTGTATCTTTGTATAAGATCATACTCGTTTTTTACTTGCTCATCAAAGTTGACGTAGTGACCAAAAATACCACCCGCTTCAACGTTGATTGTACCATCATACGAATCGGGGGCGACGAAGGATAAACCTTCACCGCCCTCGGTGTTCGAGTCTATAGGTTTCGGGGCTTCTCTACCTTTTCTACCGATAGAGAAACCGAATAAATCAATAGGCATTATAAAAATCCTTCAATTAGTTGTCGGTCTTCTTAGAAGTCCAGTAATCATATTGGAGAGTTACTGTGAATTCTGCGAAGGTATCGACTGTTTCATAATTAAATTCAAGTGCGCCAACTTCAGTTGGGAAGCAGTTGAAGAGTTCAATTCCTTGACCACCCGATACCGAGTCGTCTTGTTGAAGTGCGTCAATCGACCACGTTGGGAATAATGAGTCCGTAACACTGTCACCAGTGATTGCAACGTGTCTATTCAGTCGGTTCATCCAACCAATAAAGTCTTCTCTAATATTATTTCTTTCATCTTGCAAGACAGTCAATGACCACTCAGCAAACGTTCTATCGCCAGGTCTTTTGATTTTACGACCCTTGAATGGAACCTCAATGAACCCAATAGTAGAAGCGGGATATTGACCAGACTTAATGAAGAAAACTCTTTCTTGTTCAGTTGTGTTTGCATTAGGAATAGATCCAGTGATTCTAAAAAGGGTAGATCTCTGTCCTTGTCCGAACGCTTGTGAAAACTGGTTAATTGTATCAGGCATTTACTCTTCCTTTCTCTATATTTATAAGAGTTTTTAACATTAACTTACACTTTCACTAAACGTTGCATCTGCTCTCAACACGCTAAAGTTGAGATTAATAAAGTTGATTGACTGTGCAGGCTTGATGAAGATGTCTGCAACAAACTGATTTTGAGAAATCACTTCAGATGTATTGTTTGTTTCATCACACACAACCCTGAAGTCAGTGATACCTCTCTCCGATTGAATTCTTCTTAAGAAAGGTTCAACCGATGCTTTAAAGGATCTACGAGTGAAGTCATCATTGAATTCAAACAACTGGAACTTCGCAGCGGTAGAAATCGCTTTTTCAAGCGTGATCAGCAATCTACGAACGTTGATTCTATCCAGAGAGGATGATCTGCGTTGCAGAGTCTTATCACCGAAGAGAACTGCACCTTCGCCTGGGAAGGACACGACAGGGTTAATACCCACTGCGTACAATTCATCTCTTTCAGCCTTAGTAGGATTGATCGCTAACTTAACCACACCCTGCACTCTACCTCGGTTGAATCCTGCGGGAGAGAAGAATGGTGCGATTGTGTCTTCCGTTCGAGCGACAATACCAGCAGTATCAGCATTCAATGGAACCCATCTGAACCTATCATTGTAGGTGTCAAACATTTGTTTCCATCCTGTATCCATGACTGCGTAGTTAGAGTTGAATCCTTGATCGTTGCGATACTTGATAATATTCGCAGCACCAGAGAAACCACCCAATTCGCTTTGATATGCGATATCGTTATATTCTGTTCCAGAAGGCGAAGAAGGTGGTGAGATAAACACAACACAGTCTTTTCTTTGCTCTGCAATATCAACGAGTTTCTTAGAGATTCTTTCTTCAGCAGCACCACCGATGAGAATATCAATATCAATCTCGTCAGCATTTGAGAAGTGCTTGTTGTACGCTGCTTGAATCGCAAAAGTATGTGGGTTATCAGCAGCAACTGTCGCAGAGTCAGAGCCAACACCATCATAAGGAAGTGTAACTCCAGCCTCTGCACCACCAGCAAGTCTCGCGTTATACGCTTGATAGAAGTGGGATGCATCATGACCAGCATGAGGACCAGTCAGACCCAATGGACCATAAACAAACGATGATGTGGGTGACCAGAGTGGGTCACCACCTGTATTACCAGCAAACGGAATCTGTGCATTGAAAAGTGATCTATGAACGCTCTCTTCAATTTCGACAAAATTAGAGTTTGCGTTGATGTAATCTTTGTAATAGATGCTTCGACCTGTTTGATCATAAACACCTCTCCACAATGAAAGCCCCTCGAACTTCTCAAGGACAGCACCAGTTACACCAAATGTCTCGTTATATGATCCCAACTGATCGATAACAGCAAAGTGAACTTCGTCTTGGGTGATACCACTAAGAATTCCATTTGAGAATGATTCAAAGACTTGGGATGTCGTTGTAGGAACATATGAGAATAAACCAGGCTCAACGTTATCAACATCAAATTGTGCGATTGGTGTATATCCCAAACCATTTTGTGTTTCACCATTAACGTTTGCATCGAATGGATCACTTCCAGCGGGGAAGAACACAACACGAAGACCATTACCTAAAACACCAGGCTCTTTTGCTCTTAACTCTGCTCGATCAACAAGATCATGAATTAAACCACCAGCAGATGCACCACCAACATAAATTTGACCATTCGCAAGACTCGCAGCGGTCAAACCACCCTGCGCAGATGAATAAAAGGTTCCGTCGTTTTCGTTCACACGAACAACTTTAAGTTTGTCACTATAATTTAAGAAGTTTGCAGCAACAAACCAGTCAACACCACGTTCGCCTGGGTTTGGTCTACCAAAAATTTCTGTTAATTCTTTTTCACTGCTAATGTCTACAACAACATCGACTGGTCCCTTATCAAATCTACCAACAAAAGCGGCTGTGGTGGTAGATGACGCAGGGATAATCGAACTAAGATCTCGTTCTGTGATTGTAACAGATGGGCTGATGCTAAATGGC